TTTTCTCCTTAGATTTGAAGCTTTTAACGTGGATCATGTTTGCACGTGATTACAGTGTTAAATTAACTTTTTAATTGATATATGGTTTTGCTTTTGCATAATTAGTTCGCGAGTTATTTCTTTTTTTAAAGCCTCAGAGTAATTGAATCTAACTGATCCAATCTCTATGTACGAAGAGCGGCTGCTCATGTAAAAAAGTATGATTGAGATGATAAAAAGCAAGATCATTAAATAGGCCGACGATAGGGTGAGAAGGGGGTAAGTTGCCATACTTTCATATATTAGAATCGATGACATGCCTGAAATATCAGCAATGACTATACAAATATAACCGTAGATGCTCCATTTGCTCATGATAAATTCCTCATATTTTGGGTGGGGGTAAGCTTTTAACGTGGATTATGTTTGCACGTGAAGCGCATAGTTAATTAAATGATCTCATCATCAGTCATGTGTTTCTGTTTCCTTTTTTGATGGAAATTAAATAACAGTTTCTCTTCAGATCGAATTTCTTTGTCCAATTGTAAAATTCTGAATAAAAAGCATATAAAACTGGCAATTAAAAAAATAGAACTAATAATAAACGTCTGAGCAATCGTTTTAGTCCAAAGAGTTTCTCCTGAAAGGATTATAGTAGCGGTACCAAAGATATCGGCAATTGTAGCATTAGCCCAACCGCAATAAGTTAAAAGTGTCATAACTGATTCTCCTTTTTAATAGGGGGGATCGTAGTTTAAAGAATTTACTTTATGTTGTGACCTTGCTTCTTTTCGGAATAACAATAATCGAGATATTCCTGTTCAAAGTACCCAATACGTAACTGTTTAAATCTTAGATGGGCAAAGAAGGTGCCTACACCGCATATGTCAGCCAAAATAAAGCAAGTCCAGCTTGAAGTTATAGTCCAAACAAATCTCCGATGATCGTCTATTCTTGTTAACATTTCTTCCTCCTAATATTATAACTTAGAATCCTGTCCTTCTGAGTCTGTGTAGTCAATGTAGTAATGTACATTGTTGAAAACAAATAGAAATCCAGCAAGTATCAGTAAGATAATCATTATGCCTATTAATAATATTGGTGTATCTACACTTTTGCTGAAGTCAGGTGTAAAGAGTGAAAGTAACCCAGAAATATTGGCAAGGACTACGAGAATGTAGCCTGCTATACTCCATTTGCTCATGATTAAATGCCTCGAAAAAATTAGAATAAAAGCTTTTAACGTGAATCATGTTTGCACGTATATGTATTCCACGCCATAGGGCGAGGGAATGTGTTTTTTATAAATAGAAAGAAATATTACACAATGAGTTGCCCATTACTTTGAACCTCTGAGCGGCTGAGGAGTTCCCAAACCAAATAAAGCATTATAATAATGAACCAATATGGATTAAATAAGGCTTTAGGTACAAAATGGAAAGATTCCCAGAGTAAGAAATTTAGGGAAACAAAAAGAATAAAATATTTTTTTATAGGCATAATCGAAAATGCTAAAAATGAGAAAACAGCTGCCAACGAAAAATAGTTTTCATGCTGTCCTGGTAAAAAGAACCAAAATATTATTGGAGATATTATAGTTAGATCTATGGCCGATAAAGTGAGGTTCTTTATTGAGTTGGTTTGGAATAAGAGAAAAATCGTAAGAAAGATAAGTATTATCATCAATAAGAAACTGATTGTCTGAAAATTGCTGACATTATCTGGTACAATCGCAGGAAAATTAACAAAGGGTTGTTTGCCATCAACAATACTTAGAAAGCCATTACCGGCACCAATTGTACTAGATGTTCTTTGTAATAATGTTCCAAAGGAGCTTTCCCAAAGGCTAAGTCCTGCAAAATATCCTGGTAGAGACGCGAATACAAGACCGATAAACGAGAATAATGGTGATAGTTTATCAATGATCGAACTCTTCTTGAATGTATAGAGGTAGTAGAAAATGTATAGAGGTGCGATATATAAAGCCATTGCTTTAAAGTATATCGCTACTCCAAATAGGAACCATGACAGGATATGTTTCTCCTTAAGAAACAATAATAAGGATAGTAGAATAAGTGAAATGTATGAACTATCAGGCAAGTTAGTTTTTAGAATATCTCCCAGAAAAGGAGGAGTGAACATTATTAGACTTGCAGCAAGTGTTGCATTCCAGTTGGAATCATTTTTCTGAAAGTGTTTGACAATTAAGTATGCAAAAAGTGAAGAAGATAGTGTAAATATTGCACCAAGATATTTTATAGATGCAGCTACACTAAGAATGTGAGGGAAAAGACCTACTTTAGAGAATAAAACTATTATGAAATACCATATTGAAGTATAGTCAGCATAGTGTCTGTGTCCATCTAATATTGAATATAATTGTGAATTAATGCTGGCAATTCCATGGAATCCATGCACGTTCAGATAGTTCCACCAAGAAACTTGATATAAGTTTATATCGTTCGTAAAATGCTTTGGATAAAGATCTAGTTGAGAAAAAAATAGAATTAACCAAATAGTCAAAAATATGAGATATAGCATTAATTTATTGCTTAGCCGATGTTTGATTGGAGATTGAAACATACCCAGTAGTACCCACTCTTAAGCTTTTAACGTGAATCATGTTTGCACGTATGTATCCGCCAAGCGGCGGGAATTTTAATAATTATAAGAATTAAAGATCATAGAAAAAATTGCGCCCATGAAAAGGAAGTAAAGAATGATACCAACAATCATAACGATAAATTGAACCAATCCAGCACGACCCCAAGTGGCTTGTACTTTGTTGAAAGTCTCAACGTCTTGATAATCGCCTTTTTGCCAAGCCCATTCATTACCCTTAGCACCAACAATAAAAATCCAGACGATATTAAAAATTGGGATTAGTGTCAAAAGAGGTAGGTAGGTTTTATTTCCAATACCCCAAATCCAGTTGAACATAAAAGCTCCCCAATTCCACCCCTTAACTTCTGCAGGAACCACCTTACCATTTTCTTCAATCATAATAACTCTCCTAATGATGAACCCACTCATCATATATCTAAGCTTTTAGCGTGGATCATGTTTGCACGTATATGTATCCCGCACCCCAAGGTGAGGGGGATGTGAATTTCTTTGGTTAATGCGAGACTTCCCAATGGTAACCGGGAGGCAACGTACCACCTGGAGCGATGATGTGACTATGCCCTTTACGAGTAGCCCAAGTATATCCATCCTCTATTGCCCAATGGCTACCAGTAGCAACTCCACCGCCACCGTTACCAGTGGAATTGTTGGCTTGTGTTTGGGCAGTCTGACTGGCAGCGACTTGAGCCGCCTGAGCTGCTTGTTCTGAACTTTGCGATGCTGAAATTCTTGCACTTTCCGCTATGGAGCTCGAAACTGACATTGAGCTAGACAATGATTCTGACGCCATACGGCTGCTAGCTTCTGCCTCGGAAGAAGCTTTTTCAGAAGCTTCTTTTTCTGCAGAAATCGATGAGGCTCTTGATTCACTTTCTGCGCGCTTAGAGGTAGATTTATCATTTTTCGATGAAGATATGTACGAGGTTGGTTCTTCCTTGCTCTCAGGATGCTGTGCTGCATATCCAGTTGATCCCATGACTATAAGTACTATGGAAGTAATCAACATCCATTGAGGTTTTAGCTTGTTTTTATTTTTCAAGACTAACGAATTTATAAAAAGGTATATAGTTAATACAAGTGACAGGATACCCAAAGTAATGCTGGTTCTTGCAAACGTAAAACTAGCTATCAAGCCTATAATTCCAACGAATATCCAGAACCATCGGTTATTATTATTTTGATTGTTATTATTAGAGTAATAACCCGATTGCGGATTACTTGAACGACTAGAACTGGTAGGTGTGGAATTTGAAGAATCTTTAACATAAGATATTCCCGACCCTGGAATAGACGCTGTGGTTCTAGTGCCACCATTCGCTTTCTTTGTGTATCGGAATCCTTTTCCTCCGATACTCCATCCAACACCCGATTTGCTAAGATTTATTCGGGCGCCCCCGCCCAAATTGATACTTTTCCTATACCTAAGACCCATTAAATTACTCCTAAGCTTTTAACGTGGATCATGTTTGCACGTATATGTATCCCACGCCATAGGGCGAGGGGATGTGGATTTTTAGTTTACTAATGTTGAGTAGTTCATTGGATTCAAGAGGACATCGTCTTTTAAAGAGCCATCTTTATTTACATTTTTAAAAATATTAAGGTTACCTTTGTAATCGGGTAAAACTACATTCATACCAAAATTAGCAATATCTTTTTGTTTTACTTTTTCTGCTGATAATTGATTGTTTGATATCTGAACAACTATGTTGCCGTCATCAACGGTAAAACCATGTACAACAGTTTCCTTTACGACGTAGTTAGTGGAATAGTAGTCTTTTCCTTCTTCGCTATATAATTTAGCTTGTTCCTCGGTATAACTATTTTTATACCAGTTATTTAATGAACGTAACTCTTGTTCGCGACGATCATTAAGGCTTTTATAAACCTCGTTATTAGTCTTTAGTATAATGGTAGTTATTTTATTTTTTTTATTTAAAGTAAACGTTGATGAAATCACTTGTTTATTATTAAGGTCAGTGTTATTTGAAATTTCTTTATCAGAATTATCAACGACACTAATTTGAGCTTTTCTCAATTTCCAAGTTTTTTTGATAGATTTTTTTGCGGTAGACACTGATTTATCTGTCAAGTTTAGTTTATCAATCTTTTTTTGATAACTTTTGGTGGCAGACTTTGAATTAGCACTAACAGATGTGGACAGGTTATTAATTAATAATCCACTTACAATTATTCCCATTGCAAAAAAAATTAATGTATATTTTTTCACTGATAATTACTCCTAAGCTTTTAACGTGAATCATGTTTGCACGTATTCGTTAAGTAATTATTATGTTGTTTAACATATTTATAAAAGTGTTCAATAAATCACAAATATAGTTAAATTAAATAGACTCGATAGCCTCTTTGACCATGTATTCAAAATGAGAGGGGAGACCAAATTCATCCATAAAGTTAATGTAGTTACGATACTCAAGAGGAACTTCTTGATAGATATACTTGGCTATTAATTTTACGGCATTGAAATGTGCATCTCGTTCTTCGCGGTTTTTCATATAAGGGGAAAATGCGTAAAGAAACGTTGGCTTACTCCAAAGAATATGAGAAATCTCATGAGCAAGCCTAAAATCGACACTAAACTTTGAGTCATAATTAGGATTCATGTTAATGACTTTATTTAGAACAAAGGCAACATCAGGATCTGATTTCTTTCCTTCTATATACTGCACACTAATGCCATTCCGTGTGGCAACGAAACCTAGATAATCAATTAAGTCAGTATGCATTATTCACCTCTCATTGTCTTGAGCATGGCGAGTAATGCTTTTTTATAATCCTCTGATAAAGGTTGACCATCAAACATAGCCATACCTTCCTCTGATAATGCTTTGTCTAAATCAACAATATTTTCCTCGTTCTTAGCCGGACGGGGATTTTTTTCGTCTGTATTTCCAAGTAGGTAGTCAACTGAGACGTTCAAAACGTCTGCTACTGCCTTTAATGATACGTGGCTAGGAGTTACGCTCTTCCAGTTATATATAGCGTTATTCGATAGTCCGGCTTTCTTAGCGGTAGTTTGAAGATTGTAACCCCGTTCTTTAGCTGTATCTCTGGTTCTCTCAAATAATGTCATTTTAAATTCCTTAGAATAATTAATAGTAAATTTTACAATCGTTGTTATTTTTTGTTGACTATTTTTACAATGATTGTTATAGTTGATTCATCAGGTAATAGTTGCAACAAAAAAACAGGCAATATCTAATGTAACTTTGGCGAGAGACGTTAATATGGCGGGTTTGTTTGTGCTATTTAGCATGTTTTTATTTTACAATCATTGTAAAAATAATGCAAGAATTACCTGAAAAATTACATTAAGAAAGGAGAAAATAAAAAGCCAATTGGTATCCACTCCAACTGACTTTTAAATGCAGAGATGCAAAATACTTCGCATTTCTAATTCAACTTATAAAGTTAATTATAACTAGTTGTATTTTTAATGCAATTTCTAAAAAAAGACGCCCCGAATGACGTCTTCCTGATGATGGTATTTAGGTTGTTATATAAATTTCGGTTATATCTCTATCTGTTAAGTGCAATCATCAAACACTGCCCCGAATAGAAAACTAACGTCTGTAGGGAATGATTAATCGTACGTACGAATTGTGTCTCAAGTAACAAGTTACTGATTATCAAACATTACATTTAAAAACCTACTCTGTTAATTCAACAACGGGCGAATTACAAAACGGCTTTCATGATAGAAGGCCTCCTATAACTCTTGGTTTGGTGTGTTGGAACACCAATAAAATTATAACAAAAATTACAATAAGAAAGGAGACGATTATATGCCAATGGTAGAAGCTAAGAAAGCAATGAACGAAGCAATTGAAGCATTTGGTAGTTACTTACGACTAAATGGCTACGGTCGTTCTAGTGAAGGACGCAAGCGACTTGTTAAAGAGATCGGTGTTTCTGAACAAACATTTTCAAATCTCATTAATGGAAATACACATGGTCGTGCTGCATTTGATCGATTGAATAAAGTTTTTAATTACGTAGGTTATTCTGGTGACAACTGGATTGTTTATTAGGAGGTTGAGGTTATGACTAAAAAAATGACGGATATTGTTGATCGTGGGTTTCCTGTTATGACAGTTGCAGAAGTGGCAGTTCATATTCTTGGGGTTAGCCCTGATACGTTTACAAATAATTATCGTTATACACCACTGTTCATGCGTGAGGTTCCTGATATTGGTATTAAGAAATCTCAATTCAGGCGTAGCGATGCAGAACGATATTTCAAACTTAACAAGAGGTGATCTTATGTTAATAACGAATACATTTATGGCCCTAGCTGTAGTGGTAGTAATTGGAATCTCAGGCTTAGCTTTTCTATACGTGGAGAATCATAAGCCAGTCTATTACGTTGAAGAACAAAAAAGCACACAAGTGGCGGCAACCACGAGTGCGCAAAGTAAATAACCGTTGAATGAAATCTACCCTTTAAGTTTATCACGGAGGGCAGATTGTCACAAAGTAAAAAATTAGGAGTATGAAATGAAGAACGATAAAGAATTGCTTGGTAAATTACGCCATGAGCACATGGAACTATATAGCACCATTTCAAATGCCAAAGTTGCCCTGGCAACAATTCCATTTAAAACGACTGCAGAACGTGACGCTTTGGAACAGCAAGTAGCAGTAATGGAGATGTATGCTGATCAATTGGTTAATCGAGCCAAGCTTGTTGCAAAACGTTTATATTCGGAGGATTAACAATGGCTAAAACTGACATTGAATACAAGTCTGAGAAAGTTTATGACTCTGTCGCTGGTATTGGTTCAATGCACTTAAGAGGTTATGACATCAACCAGGTAAACAATGAATTACAGGGAATTGTAGATTTCACGTTGCAACTTATTGCAAATAATCGGAAGGAACAATATTGATGAAAACCTATAAAGCGGGTGAGATACCTAAGATTGGAGACCTGTATTTCATCTATGGAGACGGTGGTACAGGTAAGACATCATTGGTCAGGCAGTTTGAAGGCAAGAAATTGCTGTTTAGTTTTGACGGATCAACTAACGCACTAGCTGATACAGATGATGTTGACGTGTTTGCTTTTGAAGACAACGATGCACCACAGATGCAGAAACTAGTTATGGCATGGCTTCAGAAAATGATTTATACATCTGAGGGCGAACTGATGGGAAATCATCAAGTGATCATGCTTGATAACATAACCGCTTTGCAAAATTGGGTGTTGGAAAACATTGATGGAGCAAGTAAGGATGGACGACAAAATTATCAGAAGCTACAACTCTGGTTTAGAAATCTTGGTATGTGGCTACGAGCAACGGGGCTAACCGTAATTGCGACAGCACACCAAGTGGACAATGGAGCTGGCGGGCTTACCGAAGAGGGACGATTTCAAGCTGACATGAATGAGAAAACGTTCAATGCGTTTACAGCGCCCTTTGACATTGTTGGACGGATCTACAAAAAGGATGGTCAACGGTGGATAGATTTAGATACTGAGAGTGGGAATCACTCGAAGAACCGTCTTGACGATCGAACTTTGATTCGAGCAGATGAACTTATTACTAACACACAAGAAAATGGAGATAAATAATTATGGCTTTTACTTTTGACTCAGCAGATATCGCAATGGCATCTAAGGGACTTGGTTATGCTGGAAAATATAACGTGATGATTTCAGATATTCGTGACGCTAAGCAAACTCGAAACGGTTGGGACATGCGGACAGTGCAATTTGAAGTTCAAGATGGAACAGAAAAGGGTGCAACAATTATGCACAACTTCATGGATGACTTTGGAAAAAGTGATCGTCCGTTCCGTTATCGTGAAATTAACGCCATGCTGACCGCAACCGGTGGAAATTTTGCTGGAGTAACAGTTGATATTTCTAACAACGATTTCATGGAGAAATTGAAGCAAGCAAAGTTTGCAGTTGAAGTTAATGAGTTTGAGAAGTCGACTGACAATGAAGGTAAGTTACACTACAACCCACGAATTGCAGGGTTTGGAAAAGTGATGCCAGCTTCAGAACCTGACTTGAATTCACCTCGACCATCAGTAGCACCGCAAGCAGGAAATGATCCATTCAATGGTGCACAACCTATTTCTGACAAAGAAATTAACGACATCTTCGGGCCAACTACAGGCGATCCATTTGGCAACAACTAATTATGTATGCATTCAAAAAGAGTGGCGTGCACGGTTCGTATGACCTAATAGAAGAGTTAGATGTGATTGAGTATCTGGAATCATTGACCTATGAACATGAGAAAGTTGAAGATGTTGAATACTTTAAAAAGTACCAAGCGCAATATTTCACACCTAGCACATTGAAAAATGGCTTAGAACGTAATCGCGAGAACATCGTAGATGTTCAAGGAATCGTTTTTGATTTAGATGTTGTTTCAGACTTTCAGGAGTTACAGTTAGCATTTTATGAAGCGCTGACGATTAGCAAGGTTGAAATGTATTTGTGGCTAACACCATCAGGAATTTGGAACGGAGGGCATTTAAATGCTTCACGATTGTTTATTCCACTGGCTGAGCCGATTCATCCAAGTGTTCTATCAGATGCAGTTGATGAATTGATTCTATTATTTGCTAGGCTGAATCAGCAAATGAAGCATGAATTTAATCTATTGAGCTATGGCATCGATATAACCGCCTCTAAGACCGTTTCACGATTAATGGGACTTCCGATCCAACAAAAGGGTTCGATTGTACCATGGGACGTTGAGGATCGATTCAGATACAAAGTTAAAGCAGAGTATCACGAGAGTTCATTCGTTTTGGTAACAGGTGTACAAAATGGATTTATTACGTTTGATGAGGCTAACGAGGAGAATCTAACAAGTTTCATCTCGTCTTATGTATCAAAACATCAAGTTGGATTTTATAAAGGCGTTCGAGATAACAACTTAATCAAGGTAATCGGAGCAGTTAAGACTGCATTCAATGGAATAGATGAAAATGATTTGTTGAAAGCTTTTTATAATGCAGGCATTGCTCAGCAACTTGATAATCCAGAGAAAGATATTTTAAGTAAGACAAAGCGATTATTGAAGGGAGCGTAATTAATGGCAGATGAACTTGAATTGCGTTCAGTACAAGATTTTCGCAAGGTTAGAATTCCACATAATGATGATGATTTAGAAACAATGTCATTGGAATTTACCTATAGTCTACCTTGGCTTGATTTTGAAATTAAGAATAAAGGCAAAACAATCAAGTACACAATCAGTTCAGTAATTGATTTTGCGGAGTGGCTAATCAAGTATGACAACCTCGCGGTTAAAGATGATTGGGGATACGTGTGGAATGGATCATACTGGGCGCAAATTCCGGTTAAACAAGTTTTCAACATGATTGATGTAACAATTATCAATATTACTGATCGTCTGAAGATATCGAACAACAAGAAGCGAGAGTTACAGCGTGATGTTAAAACTTACATTCAAAGTTTCTCAGCTGGTTTTGATAATTCTGTGAAAGAGAATTACATCGCTTTTAAAGGTTGGACATTGAACATTAAACAGAATAATTTCTTTAAGCCCAAGAAAGAACTGAATGTAATCGGTGGATTTGATTTTGAACCGGACGCCAACAAGACACCTGACACTTGGGTTGCTTATACCAAATACATGTTTGGTGAAAATGCTAAATTCGTTTGGGCTTGGCTTGGGTATGCCTTTCAAGCAAATATGGAATGGAAGCAAGGTGCATTGTTTTTACTTGATCCAATTGGAGGAACGGGTAAAACATACTTCATAACTAAGATTACTGAGGCAATGTTTGGAACGAAACGAGTGGGTGCATTCAAACTCAAAAACTTGCAAGGTAACAACGCGAGGTTTGAGACTGCTAAGTTCGTTGATAAGGCTGTCATGATTGACGATGACGCCACCCGAGTTCGATTCAAAGAGGATGATGTGCTTAAATCTGTTACTGGTGGCGGACTTTCGCCGATTGAACGAAAGGGCGTTGATGGGGCGGAGTTTAAGATTACAGCCAAGATGATTATCAACGTCAATGAAATGCCAATCTTCAACAATGCCGGAGCAATTAAAAGGCGATTGCATATCGTCAAAACGATTGCACCAGCGGCAGATGGTAATGCGACTGAAATCAACAAGAGAAACACGTTATTTCCTGAAAACATGCTTCAAGAAGAAATTCCACGATTGGCGACTTATGCCATAGAACAATATCAAGAGGCTGTAAAAACAAACTGGCAGATCGAGAACAACATAGTTGATGATATGGTGGCGGTTGATCCATTTATAGCTTGGCATGACACGCTAAAACCTGGTGAGTATTCAGCTAAACATTTGTACGATACTTACGTTGAGTTCTATGATGTGATGTATGATTTTGGGCCGGATGATAAGCCTATGAGTGAGACAGCATTTGGTAGAAAAATGACGCAATGGCATAGTAAAAAAAGAAGCGGTTCTGGTAATCGGTATATGGTCGATTGAGTGAAGGGTATGTGTATGGATTTGTGTAAGGTAAGTGTATAGTTGTTTGCCTATGTATCAAGGGTTTGTGTATCTTATGTATAGTTTTTACTTCTTTATCTTCAACATTATTAAAAAGTAAAAAAGTAATATAAGTATAAATAGAAATGGATTACTCTACACAATGCCATAAATCTTATATTGCCAAGGGTTAAACCGGTTTTTACCATACACTATACCCTGCACACCATACATTGATAATTTGTGAGATTTTATGGATAACAACGTGATAAAAGGCTTGGTAAATTTCCTAAAACAAGAATTTACACGATTAAATAATAAGTTAGATGTGAGTAATACATTCAAACCGTTTTATGGCAAAAAGGTTTTCTCAGGTTTGATTGCATTAGATGTTGATTTTGGTAGTGGTAACGATTTGAATCACAACACTAAAACTGGTGTCGTTTATCGAGGTAAGAAATACCACACCTATAAAGACGCTTTAATTGAAGCGTTAGATGATATTCAAGAAAAGATTAAAGCAACGTTTGATCCAGAAGATGAGTTAATGGTTAGCATCGTTTTTTATCAGACTAACTTGAAGCAGAATAAGCGGTCAACAAAAGATTTGGATAACATGGAAAAGCCAACATTAGACGCTATGCAAGTTGTGTTTGGTTTTGATGATGCACAGATAGTTGAGAAGCATAGTTACAAGCGTACAAATTTTCAACGTGCTATCAGTATAGAGATTTGGAAGTAGGTAGTTAATGACTGAAGAACAGCAAGAAGAAGCTTTGTCTGAACTATATGCCGAGGTTGATACGCTTCAAATTGACATCAAAGGGCTTGATCCTGAAAGGGTCGAGAGGATTAAATCAATGGCCGAGAAGCTAATTGATAAAGCAGATGAAGTTATCAGCTTGAAGGAGCATATCAAACTACGAGGATATACAGAATGAATGAGTTTAATGAACGATTAAAGGGTGAAGCTAAAGCTCGTGGGTATCTTAATTGGAAAGCGTTTAAGAAAGCTGATCCAGATTTAGCGGATAAAGTTCGTATCGAGATCATAAAGGATGAGCAAGAAGTTAGTTTATGGTAAGAAGGGTTATTTAACAGGTGTTTATATAGCTCAAGGTTAGGTTTAAATAATTAAACAGCAGTGTTAATTAAGCAATAATATAAAACAGCCGAGGGTGAAAAGACTGTGAGCCTGTTTTGAAATGGAGTTAATGAGAATAAGGGAGCTAAGACAGAAGCGTAGTATGACACTTCAGGACTTGGCATTCGAAGTTACCGATCGACTCAATAAAGAGGTTTCGTCAGTTTCCATAACGTATTATGAGTCCGGTAAACGTGATCCTAAGATAGAAACATTGATAGCAATTGCTGATGTATTTGGGGTTACAACTGATTATTTATTAGGTAAATCAAATTTTGTACGAAGTAAGGATATAAGTATGGAGATAAGAATTGTCCAAAGCGGGAATGGATATGTTTTGATTAACGGCAAGAATGAAGTTTATACAGTTGTTGGATCATGGCGTAAGACCAATCAGGATGGCGTGCTTACTTTCTCAACTCGTAAACAGGCTGAGAGCGCTAGAAAGCGATTGATGGCCAATGAGTAAATATGAATATATTGTCCGAAAATTAGACGGTAAGTATTGGCGACAAGTCTATGAGCCAAGTGGTAAGCGAATAATGACTTGGACTGATGATTCAACTATTGCATGGAGTACCAGAAACAAAGCTTTAAAGCGTGATTTTGTTAGAGAGTTATTTAAAGAAGGAGTATTGAACTTGGAAGATGCAAGGTACAACGGACTTGATGAAGTATATTACGAAGATGTAGATAGGAAAGATTTCTAATGTGGATATTGGTACTGCCATTGATATGGTTGTTTGAAATAGTTTGGGTATTGGTCAGCTATTGGCGGTTTGGTAAGCAGTGGAATGAGGTGGTAGAAGATGACCACGACTAAACAGAAGCGAGCGATCTCGATTGATATGGTTATGTGCGAGATCAACAGGCAACGTGAACAAGGAAAGAAAGTAGACGTGGCAGATTATGTTTTTAGAGTTGTAAAGATGGAGGCAGAGTAATGATGACGTTACCGGAGATTGATGAAAAGGAAACAATTGCGACTGTCAGGCAATACTTCGATGTAAGGGTTTCGAGGCTAGAGAATATCGCTAGGACGTCTATTAAATCAGTAACAATGGACGGTGTCCATTCTCAACATGGTGTAGGTTCTGATGATAATGGAATGGTTGCAAGAGTCGACGCTAAGGATGAATTGCGTATGGTTGCTGAATTAATTGAAAACTTGGGTGGTAATGAAGCAAAGTTCATGAAGTATAGGTACATTGAAAAGCTAACTTGGAATCAGATATATGAAAAAAGCGGATATTCGAGTTCAAGAGGCTATCAAATAATTCAAGAAGCCTTTGTTAAATTTGCAGAGCGAGCCGGTGATGAATTTGGGCTTGTTGTGTACAAATAAAAAAGCGCCAACCGAAGTCAGCGCCATGTGTAATAAATCTAGTAACTTTATTTTATCATGGAGGGCGTAGGTTGTGGCTGATAAAGTAGACAAATTGTTGCAAGGGTACTTTAGGGGTGACTTAGACAAGAAGATTGAATTGCGTAAGATGATGTTAGCTGCTCGCCATGATATTGATGAGAATATCGGCGGAGGTCGAGCACAGAACAAACAATCAAACGTAGTTGAATCTATGATGATCAGTCATGAGATTGATCCCGCAATAATTTCACTAGAGCATAAGAAGTTTGTAATCAAAACTTGGCTTGAAGGTTTGGATACGGAACGGATCGAGATGTTGCGATTGCATTATGGTGAACGTGAATCATGGACATACATTGCTAATGAGCTACATGTGAGTGAAGTGACGCTGCATAAATGGAAGAATGAGTTCAAAGAATCAGTTGATGCTTTTGCAGACTTGAAAAGGGATTAATTTTTAATTAATTTTGTACTTAGTTTTAGGGCTAAATAATGGGTTAAATTTGTAGTATCGAATAATTAACAAAAGCGGAGCTGATGGGAACATCGGCTCTTTTATGCATAGGACGTGTGTTTAGAAAAATATGTAGAGTAAGTGTATAATGAATCAAACGGTTAGTATTATTTGAGGGGAGGGGAAATTATGAAGAAAAGAAATTTGAGAATTACACAGATGATTAGTGTTGTTTTAGCGGTTATTTTTACTACGTTAATATTTGTATTAGAGTTTGTACCTAATTTATCGATTACAAAAACGATACTATTATTTGGATCAATTTTTTCGATAGTTACGACGGCTTTAAGCGAGTGGCTCCTTCTCATAAAACCTAACTCCTCCAAGAGTAAAATAACGATTTGGTCCATGGTGATAGGTATTTTCGTCATCATGTGTGTCTATATATCCAAATTGCTGTATAGTCCCCTCTATGATTGGATTACTTTATTTTCTGCAAAAGGCGGATTTTGGGCGATAAGTACTGCATTACTATTCATAATTTTGTTAGGAAATCAATATGAAGACGAGCAAGAATCTAACCAGTTACTTTCTGATCGGGAGCATAATCTAATCGAGCAGGAAAATGCTTTGCTACAACAACAACTCGATAATTTAAATAAAGATAGCGAAAGTAAAAAGACTTTGTTAAAATATGTTCAAGATCAATTAGATAAAAATGATAATGAAAATTGAATAAGGGACAAATCATGATTGAAAAAAATGAAAACTTTATTGCAAAAATGGATTTAAAAATTCAAGGGAACAGGTCAGGCAATGATTATTATAGTAATTGGGAAATTAATAGGATATCAAATTCTTTAAATAATCTTTACTATAAAAATGAATTATTAGCGGAGCTGGATAAGCAATTTGAAAGCGAAATCAGTAAATCTAATATCCTTTGCCTAGATGGAAGCTTGCAGTATAGTAATTCATATAAAAAACTCAATGATGGAGTTCTAGATATGAGAATTTCCAAGGATATCAATACATTCTATTATCTCGGAGTACCAATTTCATTTGGCAAAAATAAGAAGTTTGACTTAATTCAACTTGGATTTTCAATATATAGAGAGTATTTTGTGGTTTTTAACAGTAAGACTCATTCGATAGATGTGAACCACCCAGATACAAAAAATATCGTTCCCAAAATTTATAACTTTATAGAAACATCACTTAAAAATACTACGAGTAAACCCTCAAGTGAACTTTTACAGTTAATAAATGAGGATGTAGATTATGTGAATGATTTAAAAAATAAAAAAGTGAAATACGTTGCAGAATTTGAAAATATTCGTAATACGGTCTTGAAAAATATTAGTCAGTATTTAATAGAATTTGATAATGTATATTTCGAAAGAAATTTATCGCAACGAAAGGTTTTGAAAAGAGGGTTTCTTAATAAATTTAATACAATAGATAGACCAATCGTAGCGGTAATTCAGGATGATAATAGAATAAAAATACTCGGAACTAATATGTTTATTAGAAATAAGTTTTCTAAGAAAAATCCTCAATTTTTTGAGACTAAGCAAATAAGTCAAAATAGTCCATTAATATTCATTGTTGGTGTTTCGATTTGCCTTGGTGGTGGAATAATTCGGACTATGAAGAAAATTAACAAAAACAAAGCTGCTGATTTAGAAAATTTTAAAATAAAAGAAGCTGATAATTTGAAAAATAAAGATATAAAGGAGCAAATAGAAAAGGCAGAAGAAGAGATAGCTGAATTAGACGAGCAAATGAATGAAATTGCAAAGCAAATTACGGGCGGCGATGATAGGAATAAAAAAACAGCCGATGAGGAAATTTCGGTAATTAGTAAAGATAGTAATCCTGAGTTGAAAAGCATTCAGGAAGATATTGATTTAGGTATTCGTAGTTTGATATTAGAAGACATGGTTGTTAAGGATATTAAAAGACGTAGAATCTAGTAGGTTATGTTAAAGGTTAGATAATCAAGTTAAGGTAGCAATCATTTGATTGTTACCTTTTTATTTTGGAATAAAATTTGTTGATTTGTTAGATAACAATGGGAGTTATTGGGTTGTATATTTATATTGTTCAAAAGGATAAGACGCAGGAACAACGTTAAATCTAATTTGTTCGATAAATTTTTTATAAGGAGGTCAAGCATGAGTCAAGAAGATAATGCGAAAATTATTTTTGATTATTTGGTTGGTACTGATGGCTGGAGTAAGGAAGCCGCCGCTGGAATTCTAGGGAATATGCAGTCTGAAAGTGGAATTGTCCCAGATATCTGGGAATCTGGTCAGATTGGTAACATGAATGTTGGTTATGGTTTGGTTCAATGGACGCCAGCATCAAAGTACATTACTTGGGCGCAAAACCAAGGATTAAACTATAAAGATATTTATAGTCAACTAAAGCGAATTCAGTGGGAAGTAAATAATAATCAACAATGGATCAACGCTAATATGTCATTTAAGCAGTTTACGCAACGGGCAGTAAGCCCAGAAGATAGCGCATTCTTGTTTATTAGGTATTATGAGCGACCACTAAATCCAAATCAACCTGCTCGACAAACACAAGCACGTTATTGGTACGAAAAATTTAAGAATGATGTTATTTCACAAAAGAAAAATGAGGTATATAAGATGTTTTTATTTAAAGCAGATATTGCAACAGTATATGGTGATCAAAACGCTGTATATTTGTTAGCTGATGGGGTTATTATTTCGATTGATCCCGGTAATGCGTTTAACGACATGAAGGCCGCTGGAATTCCATTTGCGGTTCTTACTAAGATGAACACAGAAGCTTTGATTGCCGGTCATGGTGGAGTAAAGTAATAAAGTTAAGTTTGGGCAATGGCTTAAGGCTGTTGCCTTTTTATTTTGCAATGAAAGGTGGTGGGAGTTGTGTAGTTATGAAAAGAGATAGAGAGTATGGCTTAGTATCTGGTGACGAAGAATTGAAGATACTAAGATGTCTGGATAGATCATATCCAAAGATGAATAGAATTATACATATTAAAAGGCGAAAACCACTAACTCAAGTTAAACGCTATGGGTGAGTGGTTATTTTTATACATGGGAGGTGGTGAGATGTAGTTATGAATTTAACGGAAAAACAGAAGCGATTTGCGGATGCTTACGTTGAGCTTGGGAATGCAACAAAAGCTGCCGTTGAGGCTGGTTATAGCGAAAAGACAGCTAGAGTAATTGGACAAGAGAACCTGCTAAAACCTGCTATTAAATGTTACATCGAAACTGCTATGAATAAAATCAAATCTGACCGTGTTATGAGCGCAACTGAGGCGGTTGAATTACTAACTAGTATTGCTAGGGGTGAATTGATTGAAACGGTTGTAGCAGGCGAATATACGGTAGATAAGACACCTGATGCAAAAACAAGAATGGCAGCTGCTAAGGAGATATTGAAGCGTTACCCCGCTAGTGATCGAATGCTGAATGCACAAATTAGGAAGTTAGAAGCTGATGCTGATATGGCAGAATATAATGCAAGTCTCAATAGGAGTTCAAGCGGTGTAGCAGAAGAGATAAGTTTCGAATATAACGAAGAGAGAGTTATAAATGAAGAAGATTAATATAGCTAAGTTTGTTAACCCTAGATTTAGTTTTCTATTTAAGAATTCAACACTTTACTCAGATGTTATTTTATCCGGTGGCCGTGCATCTACTAAGTCATCAGCAGTTTCTATGTGGTTACTGACATATTTTCTGACTGACGCTAATGCAAATGTTGCAGTATTTAGAAAGGTATTTGGTACTGTTCGTGGATCTGTATATCAACAAATAGTTTGGGCTATTAATCAATTAGGATTAGAAAGTCGTTTTAAACTACAGAAAAGCCCATTGCAGATTATTGATAAGTTAACTGGAACGGGGTTCTATTTCTACGGCGTGGATGATCCTATGAAACTGAAGTCGGCAAAGATAGCCAAAGGTTATGTTCGTTGGTTATGGTTTGAAGAGACGGCAGAGTTTAAGGATTGGGCCGAGATTGACACAGTCAGGCTTACTTACACTCGTGAGAAGCTGCCTAACGGATATAAGGTACAAACCATTTACTCGTTTAATCCGCCACGAAACCCATATGCATGGGTTAATGGTTGGGCCGAGGAGCAAAAGACTGTTGAGGGTTGGAAGGTAGATCACTCGACGTATCTAGATGATAAGCGGGGCTTTTTATCTCAGCAGTATCTTGATGACATTGAACGTTACAAGGCTAACGATAATGAGTATTATCGGTGGCAATTCTTGGGGGAAGCGGTTGGACTTGGTAACAATGTCTACAACATGGATATGTTTCATCCCATTACCGAGTTATTTGAAGATGACCCACTGATAACAGTTGCTTATTCATTAGATGGTGGGCACGCACAGTCAGCAACTACTGTGTTGCTATTTGGAATTACAGCAAAGAGAAAGGTTATTTTGTTAGATACCATGTATTACTCTCCTGCTGGTAAGTCTCACAAGCTGGCACCTAGTCAACTCTCTAAGAGGGTGCATGATTTTATTCAACAACAGTTGAAAGACACACGTTGGGGTAGATTACCTATTGAAAAGCGGACAATTGATTCAGCTGAAGCTGCACTGCGAAATCAGTATATTAACGACTATGACATTGCCTGGCACAGAGTAGCTAAAAAAACAAAACAGATAATGATTGATAACGTCCATTCGCTACTTGCTGAAGGGCGTTTTTATTATTTAGACGTGGAGAATAATCAGATATTCATTGAACAGCATCGTAATTATCGGTACGACGAGAAGACCTTAGATACTGATGACCCAAAGGTAATCAAAGAGGATGATCATACGGCTGACGCTTTTCAGTACATGGTATTAGATAACGCTTCATTACTTGGTTTGAAGTTATAGGAGGTGAGACTTTGAGTGCAGTAGATACGATTATGAATTGGTTTAGGAGAGGGGGAATTATGTCATCAGGCAGTTTAACAAATATTACGGATCATCCACGAATTGGGATTGATACTCGTGAGTATGATCGTATTCATGAGAACTTAAAATACTTTGAAGGACGATTCCGACCAGTAGTATATAAAAATGTTTATGGCGAGGATATCCAACGGCCTTATGTGCACTTAAACATGGCACAAGTTAGCGTTCGTCGATTATCATCAATCATTTTTAATGAACAAATGACGTTTGAAATCGCCAAGAATGAGACGGCTAATAAATACGTTCATGACGTATTAGCTAATAACGACTTCATCAAAAACTTCGAGCGTTATTTGGAATCAGCTTTAGCTCTAGGTGGTTTGGCTATGCGTCCTTATACAGATAAAGGACAGGTTAAAATCGCCTATATTCAGGCGCCTGTATTCTTTCCATTGCATTCAAATGTAAATAGCGTGTCAGAGGCAGCCATTGCTACTAAGTCAGTCACGGTGGAGGGGCAACGGAATGTCTACTGGACTCTATTAGAGTTTCATTCATGGAACGGCGATAACTACGTTATTGAGAATGAGTTATATCGTTCCAATGAAGCTAATGTGGTAGGAAAATTGGTACCCTTACAGAGTAATAAGACTTATGCAAATCTTGAATCTAGGACAATCTTTGAGGGATTATCACGGCCACAATTTGTTTACTTAAAGCCATTCGGTATGAATAACAAGGATATCTCCTCGCCTTTAGGGTTATCTATCTTTGATAATGCTCATACAACGTTGAAGCAAATTAATGATGCTTATGATCAGTTCAACTGGGAAATTAGAATGGGACGGCGCAAAGTTGCTGTTCCAAAAGACATGGTCAAGGTAAATATTGATGAGAATGGTAAATTCACAAGAACGTTTGATCCTGAAGAGGGCGTTTATATTTCTACTGGTACCACTTCCGAAGACGGCAGAATTCAAGATATGACCAGCGACATTCGTTCGGATAGCTATATTACGTCTATCAATCAATTCATTAAGACCTATGAGCTACAGACAGGGCTTTCAGCTGGTACATTCTCATTTGATGCGCAAGGTCTGAAAACTGCAACCGAGGTTGTTTCCGAGAACTCGATGACATATCAAACACGCAACTCACATCTAAATAATGTTGAACGCGCAATTCAAGAACTGATTATATCTATCTTAGAGCTAGCAAAAGCAACAGGGTTATTTGTTGGAGAAATACCTGCTCTAGATGATGTTAATTTAAACTTTGATGATGGCGTGTTTACTGATAAGGCAGCACAACTAGACTATTATTCAAAGGCAGTCGCTGCTGGTTTGCAGAGTAAGCAACGTGCCATTATGAAAATATTGAACGTTGATGAGGCGGAGGCCATGAAAGTTATTGCTGAGATTGAAGATGAATCATCTGGACCAAAGGAACCGGTAGATGATTTGGCTTATTCGGGTAAGGATGACGATAAGACTGAGGAGTAACTATGGCAAAAGTCAACGAAGATCAAATGACAATGCTGGCTTCTATGGTTGGCGATATCTATTCAAGTCTTGGACAAGAGTTATTTATGAGGTTGATCGAGCGTATTAAACAGCGTGGTGTAGCTGATTTACAAGATAATCCCTATTTGTGGCAACTCGAGAAGCTAAACGATATGCATATGCTTAATCAAGAAAATATCAAACTGATTCTTGAACGTACCGGTATCGCCAAGGAATTGCTTTATCAGATTATCGAGAATGAGGGATTAAAGGTCTATTCAAATACAGCGGAACAATTAGCTAATGATTTGAATGCCGATACCTTCTCATATAATGGAGTACAAGAAGCATTATCTTCGCTCGCTAATCAAACTTTTTTAGATATAGATAACTTGGTAAATCAAACCTTATTAACTACCAATATGAGCGACAACGCCACGATGAGACTTTATAAAAAGATGATTGAGCAATCTGTTGCTGAGGTTGTTACTGGAACCAAGACAGCAGATAGAGCAATCTCCGATGTGGTTATGAAGTGGATTGATAAGGGGATATCTTCATCATTCACGGATAAAGGTGGTCATGAATGGTCCATTGATCGGTATGCTCGGACGGTTATGGAATCGACTACTTATCGGGTTTATAACGATATGCGAATGCAGGCGGCTGATGAGTTTGGTATCTCAACCTTTCACATGAGTTCTCATGCGGCAGCTCGTCCTGCTTGTGCGCCAATTCAAGGGCATATAGTAACAAAAAATACTCAAGGCTTTGATAGTGGCGACGAAGCAATTGGCTATGTAGAGTCTATTTGGCAGCATGGTTATGGTAGTGCTTCAGGGACAATGGGAATTAATTGCCACCATGTTTTAACTCCGTTCGTAATTGGGGTTAATGAGCTACCTGATGAAGAGATACCTAACCCAAAGGATGCAATTGCTAATGGAGAGAAACAGGCTAAACAACGTTCCTATGAACGTGGCATTCGTGACGCAAAGTATAAGCTACATGCAGCCAAGTTACTAGATGATAAAGGTTTGGTTAATAAGTATCAACAATTGTTGAACTCTAGACAAGCAGGGTTACGCAAGCTTCTAGCTTCTAACGATTTTCTTAACCGAGACTATTCTCGAGAGAAGATATACCAAGCTTCCAAGATTATGAAGTCAACAAACAAATTATTACGGGAAAAAGTTGGGAAGACTGAAGCCTTATACACAGATGCCGTAAATAAGCTTGGTAGAAGTGGCTTCCTTACGCTTCAAGAATTTAAGAGGTTGGTGTATGATAATGTGTATACAAGCCGATTGCTGAAACAATATATTAAGGATCGTGAAGAGCTTCAAGTAGAAACGCTAGCTGACTTTAAATTATATTTACAAGTAGATAAACAAATGCATGATTCAATTGATGGTTTGAAAACGGTGGATGGCGTTATCATTAAGAGTCATTCGATGCATTCCATAAGCAGAGTTATCGGGGTCAGACAAAAAGGTGGAAGCAATAACCTTCGGCGTGAAGGAATTTCGATTGAAACTATTATTTATACTCTGAAATATGGTACCGTTACTACAAGTAGGCGAAGTAAGAATGTGAATGTATATGAGTCAGATCGGGGAAAAGTAACGGTTAATGTAGAAACTGGAAATCTGATTCAAGGTTCTTCCAAGGAAAGGTAAATAAGCTATGTTATCTGGAGTAATAACTGAAGATCAATACGACGTATCTACCAAAGCTTATAAAAAAAATAATGATAATCTGGGCGCCTTTGATAAAGCAACTAATGTGCAAAAAAAGGACGGCAGAGTTGAAGTTTATTTTGAAAATTATAAAGTATTTAAAGAATGGTTTGATGATTTTACTGATGCGACCGTTGCCTATGGTTTCAATAGCGAAGGTGAACCAACTAAAATTGGACTAATCATGGAGTCAGTTCATGACGATCTCTTTGATCAGATACAGAAATGACCGTTTTAGTCTTTGGCGAAGTGCTTAAGAAGTAATTCCTGTAACGTATGCGAGGTATTATCGATAACGCGTACAAATTAAAATCAAATTAATGAAGCACCTACAATGTAGTGGGTGTTTTTATTTTGGACCTGAGTAAGTCCTAAAACTGCTCTTTTTTCATACACAAAATCTGTGTGGGAGCTGACCCACTTAACAACAGCTTAGGAGGACAGTATGGATACTGAGACGCTAAAGAGTTTTGGTTTAGATGAAAATCAAATCAAGTCTGTAATGGGGGCTTATGGTAAAGAACTCAATCCTTTGAAGCAAGAAAAGGTTTCTCTTGAGCAAGAACGTGATTCATTAAAAACTCAGGTTGATGATGTAACTTCACAGCTCACAGAAGCGCAGGGAAAGGCTGAAAAAGGCAGTGAACTTGCTAAGCAATTCGAGGAGTTACAGCAAAATTTGAAGGACTCAGAAGCCAAGGCAAAAGAGCAACTCAATGCAACTAAGAAGTCGTATGAAGTTGAAGCCGCGCTTGCAGAAGTTGGGGCTCTAAACAATAAGGCTGTTATGGCATTGATTGATACCGATAAGGTTAATTTTGATGATAATGGCAAGCTTATTGGTTTGAGTGAACAACTTGAGTCAGTTAAGACAGAAAATGATTTCTTGTTTAAGTCGGATAATCCAGGCAAAACTGGTGGACCGAAGATTGTAAATGATGGTAATCCGCCAGCTGGTGGCAGCAATACCACAAAATCATTGGCAGATTATTCATATTCAGAATTAGTTGGATTAAAGACAAGTGATCCAACTGCATATCAAGCACTAACAGGAGGACAGGAATAATGGCAGTAACTAAATTAACTAACATGGTTGATCCAGAGGTAATGGGCGAGATTATCCAAGCTCAATTGCCAAAGGCGATTAAGTTTACAGGTATCGCTTCAATTGACACAACTTTGGAGGGACGCCCTGGTGACGAATTAACAGTGCCATCATATAAATATATTGGTGATGCTGTTGATGTTGCAGAAGGAGCACCGATTGATTATTCATTGCTAGAGACTGATACAACTAAGATCGGTATCAAAAAAGCTGCAAAGGGTGTGACGCTTACAGATGAGGCTGTATTGTCTGGTTTAGGTGACCCAATGGGCGAGGCGCAACGTCAGGTCCGTATGGCTTTGGCGTCAAAGATTGACAATGATGTTTTATCAGCAGCTTTGAAGGCACCACTTACTCTATCTGATGCATCAATTGATCTTGATTTAATTGATAAGATCGAAGCTACTTTCGTTGATGCACCTGACGCAATTGAAGGACAAACCACCGATCAAACTGGAGTACTATTTGTTTCTTACAAGGATGCGGCAACGCTTCGGAAGTTAGCAACAACAAGTTGGACTCGAGCAACTGAACTTGGTGATAACATTCTAGTTTCTGGTGCATTTGGAGAACTTTTGGGATGGGAAGTAGTTCGTACTCAAAAGTTGGAGCAAGGTCAATTCTTAGCAGTAAAGCCAGGTGCTTTGAAGATTTACATGAAGCGCGATTTGTTGGCTGAATCAGCCCGAGATATTGATACAAAGGCGACGAAGTTTAATGCAGATCAACACTATGGTGTCGCAATTGCAAATGAGGCTTTGATTGTTCGCTCTGCTGACAAAACTACGACACCTGGTGCCTAGTTAATTAGCTAATTGAAGGCCGCGGTTGAAAGGACCATAGACCGTGACAAGGAGGCAAGCATGGCAGCATTTAAGAAAGCCAGTAGGTACATCGTTTTGGTTGATTTTGTGGATTTTAAAACGGGGATTACTTATAAAGCAGGAGATGAATTCCCAGTAAGTACATCTATTACTCGGTTAAAGGATTTATTAGCTGATGATAACGAGGGACGTTCTGGATCATTAAAGGGTTCAGCTTTGATTGAGGCAGCTGATGAAATTTTAGCGGAAACCTCAAAAGTGACAGAATGATGACATGTTAGGAGTTTCAAATGGAGTATCTAACATTCAAAGAATATGAGGACATGCATTTATCTTCTATTACTGAAAAGAAGTTTGACGAGCTAGTTGTTAGAGCAATTGATAATATTGATGTTCAGACAAATTATTTCTATCAAAAACACGATCTAGATAATGATGTCAAAGTGCGCAAGAATGCTTTCAAAAAAGCTATTGCGGTGCAGATTGAATATCAATTTAGATATGGAATTTTGACGGTTGAAGATCGACTAAATGCTGGAGATTTGAAGTCACAAAATATTGGTAGAACATCCATGTCATTTGGGGATAGCGGAAACACATCAAGCAGAGGATCAACGTTGTCTTCTGATGCGTATGAGTTATTACTAAGTGTTGGCCTTTTATATAGTGGGGTATCAGTATGCTAGCGAATCCAAATCCATTATTTCTGACACATTCGGTAACTGTGGAGTTATATGTTGGCCCGAATGACTGGGGTGATCCAATGTATAGCGCGGGAATACGATTGAATAACGTACGATTTGAGAGAGATAAAGTATATCAAGGAACAGGAAACTCGCGACAAGTAATCGCTGAGGGTGTTGTCATGGTATACGCATTTAACCAATCGGACGTAAATATTTCAGATGATTGGCTCAAAGCTCGTGTTACAGATGAAAGTGGACAGCAGTATCTGATTAATCGAGTTATCTCTAACAACCAAGACACATCAGTGGATATTTATAGCTGGGAGTTGGAGGTCATTTAATGGCTAATGCAAAGATTGATGTTCACGTTGATTTATCAAAAATTTATAAGAAACTTAGTCCTGCTCAATTAGCTAAGGCTCAATATATTACAGCCAATCAAATGTTACTTGATATGAATAGACTGGTTCCAATGAAGTCTAAAAGACTACGCGCTTCTGGGAGTGTAACAAGGCAGGGAGATATTCAATATACTCAGGTCTATGCGCGAGCTCAATTTTATGGAACTAATGGTAAACAGATATTTCATAACTACACGACAAGCGGTACCGGCAAGCGTTGGGATTTAAAGGCTAAGGTTCTGTATGCTCCTAAGTGGGGTAGAACATTTGCAAAGGCGGTGATGAAAGGATGAATAACGATTTTATTAGTCGCTTGGCTGATGTAATCAATGATATTGAGGGGTTACCATTCACCGCGATTAAGGGCTTTTTGGATGCCAACGAAGGGATTAGTGTTTATCCTTTACCTGGCGGTCAGGTCATTAGTGAGGACATGAGTGGCGCTAGAGATGTTGAATTGCCCTTTGAGATAGCAATCAAGACACAAAAGCAAGAAATTGCTAATGATACATTATGGCGAATAAATGATGTTTTAAGCAGTTTCGATCTTAAAGTTGAAAGTGCTAATTCGTCGTATGAATTTAATGATTTAAATGTAGATAAGCCTTTTCTCCAAGATGTGGATGATAAAGGCTTTTTCATTTACTTGTTGGATGTTAAAGCAAGTATTCGTATTTAAAAAGGAGAACAGATAATTATGGCACGTAAGAAAAATGCACTACGTAAGCACTTTATTGCACCTTACAATGGTGGAACTATGCCAACCGATGCTGATGAGAAAGTATGGTTGCCATTGGCAGCAAACATTACAACGATTTCTGATGATTCTGAAGAAAAGACTGACACAGCCGGCGATTATGCTGGTGATGGCAATGAATTGGATATTCTTACCGGTCGTTCGGAGAAGTGGAGTTACGAAGGGACTTATGATCCTGCGGACCCAGCGCAACAACTGATTGCTGGAATGAAGCGTAAGACTACCGATGAAGAACGTATGTTGTGGCATAAAGTTGTTGAGAGCGATGGCTCAACTGTTGTTGGTGCTGCTAAGGCACTGGAAATTGTCGCTGGTGGCGGAGACGCGACGGAGTTTGAAGACTTTACAGGTCATTTGGACTTCGTTGGTACTCCCACGATTACCAAGGCTTCAGACACCGGAGCTGGTGCTTAATAGCTTAAAATAACAATCTTTTGCTTAATAGCTTAAAATAACAATCTTTGGAATAAGAAGGGATAAAATATCATGAATGAAAATCTGCAACAAAATCAACCGACACCAACTGTAACAATTCCGTTTGAAGTGAGTTATCTAGCGGTACGAATCGGAAGCGTGGAGATGCGTTTTATTAACACTGAAGAGAACCTGCTCAAACTGCAAAATATGTCGGAAAACCCCGAAGAGTATGTGAATAACAGAGCCTCTGATTTACTTCCAAAGTTTGATGAATTACAAGCTAAAGTAGCGAATAACAAAGGCGATGCAAAGTGGGAAGATTTGGCAGAAGTGTTACGTCTTCAAAAAGAAGCGTTAACTCGTATCATGGATGATATTTTTATTCCTGGCGATTTCGTGAAGTTGTATGAGCACTATCCAGATCTACGACAGATCTTGGCACTTATGCCAACGATGATGCAGATTATCGGCCAAGCTGTCGGTATTTCCATGGAGAATAAGGAACAAGAGTTCCAGCGTAAGATTGCCAAGTTGCAGAACCGCAAGAATAAGAAGCGACGTAACAATCGTAATTCACGGTAATTGATCATGTTTAAGCTGAATGAAGCTGAAAATAATGAACTTAATTTTGAAGGAATTTCATTAAAAATTGATTTATCTTTTGATAATGTCTTTGATGTTTTTGAATTATTTGAAAATGAAAAAGATGATGTCATACGATTATATGGAGCATTGAGGTTGCTTGTTGATAAGGATATTGAGGAAATCTTAACACCCGAAAAGGCAGGGGAACTTTTAGGAATAATAATTGACAACTATATCAATGTAAAAAAAGAAGACCCTGTTCGTCTAGACTTGAATGGTAATCCTGTAAAAAAGCGAAAAGGCACCGCCAAGGAAGAGGATGACTCTGACCCAGTAGTGTCTTTTAGTTATGATGCAGATTATATCTGGACTAGTTTCTTTACTGCATATCACATTGACCTACACCAAGAATTTGGGCGACTGTCGTATCAAAAATTCATGCTGTTATTCAGAGACCTGCCGGAAGATACCAAAATTAAACGAATTATTGAAATTAGAACTTGGCAACCTGAAAAGGGAACCAGTTCTAAAGAAAAGGAACGGATGCGCAAGTTACAGAATGAGTATCGGTTACCTGATGATATTTGAGGAAAGGAGGATAAAATATGGCTGATGGAGTAGTTACTATTGCGGTTGAATTGCAAGATGGGTCAGTTGTTAAAGGTGTTGCAGACTTAAAAGGAGCGATGCAAGGTTTTCAAGGTGCGACTGATACCTCGAGCTCGTCAATGATAAAATTTGGGACTATAACTGGAGCAGCAATGGCTGCTGTTTCAGCAGGATTTAATGTTGTTAAAGAATCTGTTTCTGATGCCGTCGCTAGATTTGATACTTTAAATCAATTTCCAAAAGTAATGAAACAAATGGGATTTTCTGCACAGGATACTGCTAAGGCTACTGAATCACTAAAAAAAGGTGTAGATGGCTTACCTACCTCATTAAGTGAAATTACGAAAAGTGCACAAAGTTTTGCAATTTTAACTGGTAGTGCTGATAAAGGTGCTAAAACTGCAGTAGCATTAAATAACGCTTTCTTGGCATCAGGAGCAAGTGCTGATGATGCCTCTCGAGGTGTTCAGCAATATTCTCAAATGCTTTCATCCGGAACGGTTGATATGGAATCTTGGCGAACTTTAACGGAAACAATGCCCTATGCCTTGAATGAGGTTGCAAAGTCATTTGGTTTTACCGGCAAATCAGCTAAAAATGATTTATATAAAGCTCTACAAGATGGAAGCATAACCATGGATCAAATGAATCAGAAATTTATGGAGCTTAATGATGGAGCAAATGGTTTTGCGGCAACTGCCAAAACTGCAACTGCAGGAATAGGAACATCATTTAAGAATTTGAAGAATGCGACTGTTAAAGGGTTGGCTGATACAATTACAGCGATTGACACAGGACTGACTAACGCAGGCTTGCCAAATATTGCGGCATTAATTGACATGCAAAAAGATAATGTGGCAGCAGCTTTTAAGACGTTCAATGCGGTTGTAGCAGTCGGTGTCCAGGGTATCGCTACCTCTATTAAGTTTTTGTATGACTTTGTCAATAACAATAAAGATTGGATAGCGCCTCTTGTTGTTGGCCTTGCAGCCGGAGCCACAGCTTTTGGGATTTTAAAGGCTGCAATGAATATATCCGGAGCAGTTACTTCTGTTATTTCTTCGATTAGTAGTATGATCGAAACAATGCAGATACTTTGGTTACTAATGTTAGATAATCCTATTGCAATAATTGTCATAGCAATTGCCGCGCTGGCAGCAGGATTAACGTATTTCTTCACACAAACTAAAACTGGCCAGGCTGCATGGTCTTCTTTTACTAGTTTCTTAGTAAGCGCATGGCAAAGTGCAAGTACGTTTATTAGTAGCGCGGTGCAAGTTATTAATTCTGCTTTCCAAAGAATGATGGATTATATTAGTCCATTGATCGGTGCTATTTCTTCATGGCTTGGGAGTCTTGCTCCGGTGGGAGGGGTATTTGCTGGTATATCTGGACCGATGGGTATAGTGATTGGTCTGATTGATAAATTCGGTCCATTGATCGTTTCGCTAGTCGCTCCAATCGGAATTGTAGGTAAATTACTATTACAATTTGCCGCGGCATTTATTCAGACTGGAAATGCCAGCGATGCTATCGGATTGATGGCATCTAACTTTGCTAGTCTTGTTACAAATGTGCTGAACGGATTAACAACGGTTATCAACGGATTAACATCAATGTTGCCATCAATAATTCAATTTGGAGTAGATATTATCACTATGCTTATCCAAGGGTTAGTTAGTGCATTACCACAAATAATTCAGGCGATGACAGGGATCATAACTCAATTAACAGGTGCGCTTACCACCGCACTACCAATTATTGTTCAGGGCGGAATACAGTTAATCAACGGGTTAATGCAGGCGATTGTTAGCGCACTGCCTGCACTTGTACAAGCCTTTACTGATGGTATACAAAGCTTAGTTACAGGTCTTACTGCTGTACTCCCCGAATTAGTTAATGGCGGTGTGCAAATAATTATGGCCTTGCTAGGTGCAATTGTGGGTGCCTTGCCAATGTTGATTGCTGCGGCAGTGCAAATAATTATGGCGCTAGTCAATGGCTTAATTGCTAATTTACCTCAAATTATTAATGCAGGTATTCAGTTGATAACAGCGCTATTGAATGCGTTTGTTACGATGTTACCTTTGCTGATTAATGCAGCTGTACAAATAATCATGGCTTTGGTTAATGGACTGATTGCAAATCTACCTCAAATTATTAATGCCGCTATTCAGTTAATAACTGCATTGGTAAACGGGTTTATTACGATGTTGCCAATGTTAATTACTGCGGCCATTCAAATAATTATGGCATTAGTAAATGGGCTTATTCAAAATCTACCGCAGATTATCAATGCTGGAGTTCAATTAATAATGGCATTAATAAACGGATTGATTCAGGTATTACCTCAGCTTGTAATGGCGGCGTTCCAGTTGATTGTCGCCTTAGTTGGTGCAATTATTCAGATGGTTCCACAGTTGTTAGCAGCTGGAGTTCAATTAATAATGGCACTGATCAGTGGTATTGGTTCATTGTTAGGAACGTTGATTCAGGCAGGAGCTAACCTAATTGTTCAAATGCTTAGTGCAATTGGTGGCTTCCTTGGAAATATGGGAAGTATGGGTTCAAACCTGATTACTAGTCTTATTGGTGGTATATCTGGATTAATTGGGAATGTTGCTTCTACTGTCGGCAAGGGTGTTTCAAATGCTGTAAATTCTGTTAAAGACTTCTTTGGTGATATGAAAGAGGCGGCGGGATATATGGTTAGTGGCTTGGTTAAAGGTATTGAGGACAAGATATCGGATGTTGTTAATGCAGCGAAAGATATGGGAAAGAAAGCAGTTGAAGGAGTAAAGAGCTTCTTGAATATTCATTCGCCTTCACGTGTTATGCGTGACGAAGTCGGACAATATATTCCACTTGGTGTCGCAGCCGGTATTGATCGCTATTCGGACAAGGCTGTTGACTCAATGAAGGCGATGTCTCGAAAGTTGACGATGGTTAAGCCAAGCGCAACGATTGACTTTGGAGCGCAAGGTGGACTTACACAGGCTCGTCAAATTATGCAAAATCAATTGTCTATTAGTGGTGATGATAGTAATAATCAAACTCCGGTCTCAAATACAGCAGAGGTAAATATTACCAACATTGTTCGAGATAACCCAAGTGAGGTTGAACAAGCACGAATTACTAGGAATGAAATGCGGAAAATGGGTTATGATTTGGCCTATTAATGGAGGAGGAGTATGGAAAAGGTAAGAGTGATATACAAGAATACTGATGGCGAAGAGCTAGTAATGGGGCGTTTTGCCCCTTTTTATATGCTCTCGTTTTCTGGATTTGGTACCCCTGAAACGACCATTACAACACAAAATTTATTCGGAGTTGACGGTGCACAAAAAGTGGCACGGCAAATTTCAGTTCGTGAGATGGAAATAATCTTATTGATCAAAGGAGAGTCATTTAATGAGTTACAGGATTTAAAACAGCGAGTTATTAAAGTTTTAAATCCTGCGTTATCCGGTACGATCATCTATGAAGTTTTGGATAAGACATTTGAAATTGATGTTGAGGTAATCAAAGGCGTTGATGAAGGAGAGGACAATACTTCATTAACTCAAAAAGGTTCTCTTCAATTTAAGGCACTTGACCCATATTGGCGTGATCGTAGTGAGTACAATAAGTTAATTCCACTTTCTCAAGTCGAGAATAAGTTTAAGTTCCCACTGCAAATTACTAAAGACTATAAATTTGCAGAGATGAAGCCAGGTGAGATTATCACTATTGAGAATGCTGGTGATGCTGCTGTTGGTGCGATTTTTACATTGAACTTTACAAAGGCCGTAAGAAATCCTCGAATTTATAATGTCCGAACACAAGAATACTTTGGATTTAATTATGTTTTTGAGGCTGGTGATGTTGTAACAATAAACACTATTAGAAATCAGAAACAGGTTTTATTTAAAGAAAATGGTAAAGATGCAATTAATGCAATGTCGATGCGAACTCCTGGATCAACTTTCTTGATTTTGAATAAGGGACAAACCTACCTTCAAATACAGGCGGACTCAGGTTTGGAAGGTATTATTGCAAATCTTGATTATAGTCCATTAGTTTTGGGGGTGTAATTTTGGAAGCGATCGAACAAATTGATATTGAGGTATTTAACAGAGTGGGTGATTCAGGATTTAATTTTGAATCAGCTGCTCTTTTTGATTCGGCAATTTCTTTAACTATTAATTGGAATTATCGAAACTTTGACGACTTTACGCTCAAAGTCCCACTTACTAAAGAAAATATTCAGCTGTTTAAAGCTGAGAACATTCTACTGTTAAAGGGACAATTCTTTTTTATTGATAGGACAATAGTTGAAAAAGACGATGATGGTTTTGCAACAGTCTCTGGTAAATCAATAGCGGCGAAACTTGATACTCGAATTATCATGAATACTTACTCTACTGATTCACGATTAGTGGAGAGGGTAGTGGCAGACCTGATTCAGCAACATGCAGTCAATCCTTCTGATGAAAAAAGAAAACTCGCATATTTAACATTAAGTGACAACATTGATGGAATTGTTGGCGAAAATATCGCTTATCAGAAAACTTACGGAGACGTGTTAGAAGAAATAACAACCCTGATGACCACTTATGACTTTGGTTTCAAGGAAGTTCCGGTTAATTATATTAATCCAGTCCAACAAATCGTTTTGTTTAAGGGCAATGATCTTTCTGACACGATTGAGTTTAGTAAAGAGTTCGATAATTTGACGAAAGAAAGTTTTGAGAACGCTGTCTATGATGAGCGAGATACAGCGTATGTTCTTGGTGAAGGCGAAGGTAATGATCGAAAAGGTGTATATATCGGCACGCAACTGTCGGGAATTGAGCGACGAGAGTTATATGTAGACGCTCGAGACTTACAACATACGGTTAAGAATGATGATGGTTCTGAGACTGAATTAAACGATGATCAATATACGAATGCTTTAATCCAACGTGGCAAGGACAAATTGGCGGAACGTATGCCTGTCCTAGAAGTGAATGGAATTGTTAATCTAAACAGTGAATTGTTTGAATTTCGAAAAGATTATAACGTCGGCGATCGTGTGAGGATAAGTTCGACTTTATTTAGCATGGCCAAGACAGCGATATTAAGTTCGGTTGAAGAAGTTTGGGACTCTGATGGTCACACAATGACGCCAACGTTCGGTAACGAGTCGCCAACTATCAAAGACATTATAAAAAGGGGTAATTAAATGGCACAATGGTTTTTTCCATTTCAAGACATAGGTGGGGACAGGACGTATAGTGACGCAGATTTCGCTTTGTTCTTTACTCATTTGTTTACGAATGGAGTCTTTATAAATGTGGGGAATGCGTTGCAAGTCAAAGCAATGGATACACCGGCAATGCGAATTAGAGTCTTATCAGGGGCGGCTAATATTAATGGTCGTCAATTTATGAACACTACCGAGGCAACACTCGACGTTCCCGTTGCATCAAATATGCAGGATCGTGTTGACTCGGTTGTCTTACAACTGGACTTATCAAATCGTTTGATTCAACTCGTTTATAAAAGTGGGACTACTTCAGTTGTAAGGGATGATTTCATTTATGAAGTTCAAATCGCAACAGTTAAAGTATTGAAGAACTCATCAACTGTAACGTCGTCTGCAATTACTGATACTCGTTCCAATAATGATGTTGGTGGTTATGCTTCACCTTTTGAAAAAGTAGATGTTAGTGGACTAGAAGATCAGTATCGCGACATGCTACAACAGGTTTACACATCAGCAGAAGAGAACTTGAATTCAATTCTTGAAGAGGCACGACAGACAGCTGCTGATGGAAAGACTGAACAAGAAAACTCGTTACAAAGTATGTATGATGCTTTTCAGAAGTGGTTTTCAGGTATTCAGGCTTCACTAGGTGATGACGTTGCCACGAATTTGCAAAATCAGATTAATGAGTTGAAGCCTAGCGTTGATACTGGTATCACGTTCAGTCATGAATTTGATGGTTATCCATTGGTTAATGCGTGGACTTGGGAATACGGTTTGGGAATGGTCGGCCTTGGCGATGAGCCGGATGGACTATTTGGAGGCTCAAATGTTGAGATTGTGAACGTCAGAGTTGTATATCTAAACCGTGAAAGTTTAAGGATATTTCTACCTGACTCACTACAAATGCTTAGCCCGAATATAGTTGATCAAGGAGACGGTAAATATCTTTTATCGCAAGGGCATCGGTCAGTTGGAATGTCTATTGAAAACAATGGATTTAAAGGATAAGTGAGGATAAATCATGGAACAAATTATTAAAGGAATGCCCGATGGAGCGGAAGCAATTCAAAAGAACTTCGCCGAACTAATGGGCAAGACACAGGGGCAAGCAGCGGCTTTTAAGGATTTCGCAGAAGTCGCGGCAGATATGGTCAAGTACTCCGGTGGATTTAGTGTTGCAGGTGTAACAATTGACAATGCTCCATTCTCTAATCCGTGGTACGCGGGACAAGTTATTGTGGGGACATCTGAAAAAACAGGTGCAATTGTAGCCTATTACTTTGGTGGGGGTATGAAAGTAACTGCTGTTAGTGATGGGAAAATCGTTGGATGGCGTGAATTGGCAACTACTGACAACGCTGGACTTATCGACTGGCAACCCAATATGGATGTGAAGAAGGGACAATTAGTTACTTTTAAATCACTTGGTACTGCTAAAACGGGATTATTAACTTTCCCAATCTTTATGTCCTTAATCGATCAAAATACCGGAAGTTCTTTCCCAGCGGCTGATTCACTCATGGGAGTGAGCGGTAAATGGAGATTAACAAATAAGGATGCTTATTCATATGACATCGGTCAAGTTAATTTTCCGTATGGATTTGGAATGCAATTGACACGTATAGGCAACATGGTTATTCCGTACCCTAATGGAAGAATGACTGCAAATGTTCCCTCAAATACTCGGATGGAATTGGCTCAAGAACAAGTACCGGTTGGATTACGTATTATTAATCGTTTGGGCGATAATTCAGGTGTCACACTTAGAGTGGTAGATGAAGATGGATCAGACTATGTTGATTATTTGATTAGCAATAATGGGAAAATTTACACTACATCATTAAATGGTTTTCCATCAGGAAATTACTTACGAGGATTTTCAACTCCTTATGAAACAGGTGATTCAATGATTTGGATTGCGGGAGTGCCAACAGTATAGAAGGGGGAAGCGAGTGTTTACAGCAGGTATCACCACAATAATTGGCGGAGCAATTGGTTGGCTTGCTAAGGCAATTATTGCTGGAATTAGGGCTAAGCCAACGATGATTGATGCAGCAACTGATGGTTATCAGGAATTGATGAATGCTAATCGAGAGCTAATGGACCAGTTACGGGAGTCAGTAGAAGATCGTCAAGCTTGGTTACAGGAGCGAGCTGAGTTAAAAGCAGAAGTAACGCAATTAAACAGCACAATTCAAAATCTAAATAATAAGATTGCAGGTTTTGAAGCGCTATTGTTGGCAAATGGAGGACGTTAAATTGAATAAACTAAAAACACTGGTCGTTGCGATTGCATCGGCCTTTTTTGTATTCGGTGGAATGGCGGTGTTTAGTCAATCAGCTCACGCCGATACACCACGATATGACATGATTGATGTATCTAATCATAATGGAGCAATGTCAGCAGATGAGTTCCGATTTATGCGTGATAACTATGGTGTTAAGGCGGTCACGACCAAAATTTCAGAGGGAACGACATTTTCAGATTGGACAGCTGCTGGAAATATTAAGGCGGCCATTGATGCGGGGATTTACGTCAATGGGTATCACTTTTTAAGTAGCACTACCATTGATGGAGCTATTGTAGAAGCTGATTATGCTGTACAACAAGCACGAGCAGATGGATTACCAGTAGGCGCAGTTCTTGCGGTTGATGTTGAGAACTCCTACCAAATGAATATGGGCCGTGCAATGCAACCAGTTGTTCAAGCATTTATTAATGAGGTTCAACGTGCTGGAGGCTATCGTTCAACAACTTATACTATGGGTTCACATCTCGAAGTGTCAGTTGATGGAGATCCATCATGGATTGCGAGTTATCCATACACTCCAACTAGTGAACAAAGCTGGTATTCAACTGAACACGCTTGGCAGTGGACTTCAAAAGCAACCTTTGCTAGTTCATTAGGTGTATTCGATGTTTCACAATTGTATGATGATTTCTTTACTGCTGGCCAAGACGCAAGTAATAATGTTACGCCACCAGCAGAGAATAACAATCAAACTGACACAGTTCAGTTGGACGGTGTCTATGTTGTTGATTCATGGAAAACATACGGCTCAGGCTGGTACGCTCGTAACAATGATATAAGTATTCCGGTAGCTGATTACAATAACGATATTCCAGTGCAGAGCGTTACTCTAACAGATCGCTATGGTAATGCTTTGGGCAACCAAGTAGCTCAAGGTAATAATGGAATCATGGAATATTTTACTTTGAACGATAATTACAAAGTGTTGAGCCGTGTAGGTAATGCAATTCAAATTGAGATGAATGGTGAGTCAGTTTGGTTGAAGATGGCTTATACTAAATAA